CTTTAATTCTGTTCTTGTACTAAACTCTTTTTCATTACCTGATTTTAAATGCTTTGCAATGATTGATCTAGTTTCAGTAGCAGCAGCATGTTTGTAAGCTACTAAGTCACCGTCTACGATCAGTAATCTTTTACTCATAGTTCTCCTTATACAAAAAGACCCGTAAGCTTTCACCTACGGGCCTGTTACTTAGCTACGAGCTACTTCAATAGCTTTTAGAATTTCATCTGATTTCTCTTTTAGTTCATCAACTTTGTTCTTTACGATAGCTTTAGCTACAGCAGAAATAATACCAGCATCAAGACCAGCTTCTTTTGCACTGTCCTTAATCTCCTTAGCTTCTTCAGCTAGAGATTGCTCCTGAGTATAAACCCGAACCAGTGCTGCGATTGTTTCTTTTTGATTCATATTAATCCTTTTTAAAAGTTAGAGCCGATTTACTAAAGAGTGTAAGATTCATTACAACTACAGCAAGCCACTGCAAGAAACCATAAGGGATTGCTAGAAGTGGAAATAGTGTATTAAGTGACCAAATAATTGCAAGTGGTCCAAACACAAGAAGTAGTACAGCAAATACTAGTAAAGAGACGATGGTGATGATATCGCGAGTTTGTTTTGTCATTAGTTATCCTCTGGTAAATTAAAATAATCAGCAACAACAGAATTTACTTCTGTTAGTTCATCTACGAAATATTTATCTGTTCTATAATTTCCTTGGTCATCCCTACCTGATAGAGTAAGGATGAAACCATTAGAAATTCGTTCAATGGATAAATCAGAATTTCTTTTTGTTATTTTCATGATCAGAAAGGAATTTCCCCATCGTCATCTTCAACAGGAGTTTCAACCTTAGCACGAGTTTTAGGTTTAACTTCTGCTTTTACTTCAGCTTTGGCTTTTGGAGCTTCTGCTTTAGGTTCGTCGTCAAATTCACTGCCGGGTTCATACTCTGGACCTGAATCAACTACGTACTCAATCATTTCAGTAACAAGAACATTCTTTAGATACAATGATGCTGTACCATTAGTGCGCTCAAATTTATCAATGCTGATTGAACCGTAAGAACCATTTGCAGGTAACTTACTATTGGTTACATCAACTAATGCTTTGCCAACTTTCTCAAAGACTTTCGGTTTGTACAAATCAGGGACAGGCTTACCAGTTTTACCTAGCTCTGTGCTCTTGCGTAGAGTTACAATCCAAATGTTCTTACCTGCATCTTGTGGAGGTGCTACTTTATAAATACCTTCAAATTCAGCAGTCTTTACTTTCTTGATAGATGTTTTAGCGTCAATGTTCTTGGCGAATTCTTCGTATTCATCTAGCACATCTTCATCTGTAATTGCTACAGAAGCTTTCCATTCGTCTGGCTTTGGTGGCTCTCCTGCTTTAACATAGCCTTTAGCTGGCTTGTTAAGAGATACATAGAGAAGCATACCTGTTAGTTTTTGCATAATATTTCCTTTCGACTATTAATAAAAGACTCTACTTGTAACGGAAGTAGTAACCGAAGCAGAATTATAGCAAATTCTGAATTCTATGTCAACAGTTAATTGACTTTATTTTGGTGCGACAGGAGAGAATTGAACTCCCGACCAAGGCTTTATGAGAACCCTACTCTTACCGCTGAGTTACTGTCGCTTATGTATCATAAACAATACCTAAGATAAGATTAGATATCATTTATGATACTTTATTTCTTTTTAAATACAGTGATGGTTTTCTCTACAGCTTGTACTTCATAGAATTCATGATATGTTGACCCTTCATATGAAGCGTACCAACCATCAAACCTAATAAACACTGCTTCCATACCATTCGTAAATGAATATACAGACCAATAATCTGAACCTTGATCTTCACCGCCGTAACGATCTGCGAGTTCAAACTTAATATTTGCATCAGAAAGTAATCTACGAAACTCTGTAATTTCTTCTGAATCCCAACGAATATCCTCAGTAATTCCACCATGAAATAATTCACGAATTGCTTCAGGATCAGCTTCAGCAAGCAAAGCTACAACTTTGTCTTTTAACATTTGTTTCCTTTCAAGGGTTATAAGCATTAAACACAGTACAAGTTACTTGTTTTGGTTTTACAAATTGGAAATTACCGTACTCATTACCATTATACGATGAATATTGACAATTGATCTGAACGTAACCAACAATTTCTTTACCCTCAAGGACTTCAAAGATTGTATACCGTGTATACTCAGTTAAATTATAACTATCAATGTCAAATACGCTTTCATTGTACAGAGAGTTATCGAAGGTAGCTGAGTTGTATTTAACACTCAGATTAACTTCACGTAAGTAATCGTTGATTTCATGCACAACGTGACCTTCCGGTTCATAACCACGCATGTAACTATTGATATCAAGTTTACTGCCGCTTAATTTAAGATACTTCTCAAACGCAGTCTTAAAGCGTTTATTCCAAGGTAGGGCCGTTTGAAGTTGTTTGATCTTCTCTGCAGCTTCTTTTTCAATCTGAGCGATCTGTTGTTCTACTGTCAGTTCTGCTTTAGTTCGTGCCATGTTCTAGTTCCTTTCTGATGTTGTCAAACTTTATTGTATCACACAAATTGAAGATTTCAGGATAATTATCAATCGCAAAATCCCTGAACCAATTACTGCACAATGTAGTACATACTTTATCCAGTGCTTTCAGGTAAGCATGTCTTGGTGCATAGTTCCAGTTACTTGGTACAAGAAAACGCTCAATTGCAATAACTTGTGCTTCTTCAGCTACGCACTTGATTTTATCATCAGTTGATAACTTATCCCACAAATCTTTGTCACACCATGCACTACTTGAATCACGTTGAAGCTGAGTATACAACGGTTTGTCGTGATACGCAACAAGTTCATGCAAATAATCATGATTGTATTTCTTTTCAACATAGTCATCAAAGAAGTCTTCTACGGATTTCTTCAAGCTAGGATGACCTTGTGGGTAAGCTGCCATAGTAAGCTTTGTTCTGTTCTCAAGAATGAGTTCATCAACTTCTGTAAATAAAGACCTATATTTTGCAAGATGCTTATGATAGGCGTAATGTGCTTTTGAAAGCTTAGATCACGCCATAGGTGACTGCGTTTGATGATCGTTAGTCCGATTGGATTTACGATATGCACAAGTTGACCTGTAATCTCAATTGTATGCTCAGAAGCATAACGCTGTAGATCAGAGCTACCTAGTGCATTAAAAGCATGATTTTCAATGCGTTTAGTTGCATCTTCAATTTTATGTAAGCTAATAATGTCCCAATCAGCATTAGGTTTGCACTTGAAGCCAGGACTCCAGTATTCCAATGCACGAGAACCAATCAGTAGGTTTTTCATATTACTCCTTAGTTATAGTAAGAGATACTAACACAACTCCTGCATGTGGGAAGCACTCGTTTGTTAATCTGACACACCACCATCACTTTTATCTCTTACTATAACTGGCAGTCCCTAAACTGCAATTATAGTGTCTTTTCGCTCCCGTAGAAGTTTTCACTCCTATTATTCGTTACGCTTTTTGAACGACAGTTCTCAGGCTGGAAATCCGCAGTGTACTACGCCACAAGTACATCTGTTTTAAACGATAGGGTTTACACCTACCTCGCATCGTGCATTGTTTCTAGGGATTTGAAACTCTGCAGAGGATCGGGACTAAATTTAGTGGCGGGTCATGAGGGACTCGAACCCCCATCATTGCCTTCGTTGGCATTTACAGATTAGAAATCTGCTGCTTTATCCGTTAAGCTAATGACCCAATATATCAATTATACATCAGATTCCAACTCCAAGTCAACATTTCTTAAAATATTTTCTTTGATATTCAACCTAGCCAATTCGTTCAGATCACTTTGTGGCATAGACATGCTAGATCGTAGCATACCGTCTGCATCGAACTGCTGTAACGTCTGGTACTCTTTATCATACTTGTACTGGTACATGGTTCCATCCTCCAACATCATGTGTTTTAAACGTAGCTCTTGAAATGTCAATAACATATTTTGGCATAACTTTAGATGTACCAGCAAACCATTCGTCTTCTGTTGCACAAGATGCTGAAGCTAGGTAGTGCTCATACTCCAATTCATAAAACCACATTGGTAAAGCATTGTTCCAACTCATGTATTCTCCTTTAACCATTGTTCACGCTCACGTTCGTATTTTAAATCAATATGTGCAGAATCTAGCAGCAATTGATACGCTAACTTTTCTAAATTAGATGCAACTCCACCTAATTCTGCTCGTATTACAATTTTTTCAAGATCATCAATGCAACCTGAAACGAAATCACTATCAAACATTCCATAGCCTGCTAGATGCAATCTTACCACAGGAGCAGTTCCTTGTGGTTTTAAATTGTTTCTCAATCGTTTAATGATATCCATATCAATCCTTTCTTAGTGAACTTCTTTCCAGTTCTTGCCAACTTTACCTTCACCGACTAGCGGCACTTTAATCTTCAGCAGTATACCAGCTTTAGAGATAGCTTTTTCAATCATGTGAGATACTTCTTCAGCTACTTCCTCTTGGCACTCATACTCAAGCTCGTCATGAAAGTATCCAATCCTGCGAACAATACAGCCCTTGTACAGATAGTAAGGTCTGCGCTTCCCATCGAATCTTAAGCCGCCGAGCCAAACATCCATAAAGCAACCAGCGTAGTCCATTGAGATGCCGCCACAACTTTGAAAGATGGTATTAAGCAACGCAGACTTCTTTCGAGTAAGTAAGATTCTGCCATCAATAGCTGGCAAATATTTCTTCTTGCCTACAGACTCCCAATACTTTTCTAAGCTTTTCTTCAGTTCAGCAGTGCCGGGATTAGCTGCCCAAAACGCTTCTAGGGCCTCTTTACCGTACTGTTCAGGAATCCCGAGGGTAGAGGCTACCTTTGGTGCTGCAGCGCCGTATAGAATCGCATAGAAACCGTTCTTTGACTTATTACGATAAGGCTTCCACTTCGGATTCTCCTTATCAAAATCAGGTGAGTTATAAATAGTTGCAACCTCTTCATAGATACTACCATAAAAAGCATTAGCATTCTTTGAGTGCACATCACCTTTGAGCAATTCATCAGCAGTTGCACCATCATCATACTTATGTGTGTAGTGTCCTTGCACTCGACCTTCCAGTGCAGCAGCATCACCAGCAGCAATCAGATAGCCATCTTCTGCAATCCACAGTTCACGGAACTCATACCCAAGCAAAACCTTTGGATCAGCTTTAGGCACATTCACTACAACTTTGTGCTTTTGACGGTGTGTTGAAGCAATGCCAGTACGGCCTGCACCAATACGACCATCGTATGCAATCCGTTCGTTCTCAAGCCACCCTGTAAGCACTGAAAGTCTATTACGAAGAGATAACCACTTAACTACATCCTTTACCAAGTCACCATCAAGTTTCTCTAGGTTTGGACATAGCTTACCAGTTTCCTGAATCTTAGGTGAAGTTGGGATTAACTGCCTTGTAACAGGATCACGCATAGGTTTACCATCTGGACCTTTTTTGTAGTTAAATAGTGTAGGTTTCCACCCTTGCTCTAGAAACCAATCTTTCATCTGATCCTGATTCGCCATCTCCATTGGCAGCTTAATATCCAGAATCTTATCAGGTTCGACCTTGACTTCTTTGTCATAGAAAATCCACAGATCATCACCAACATGAATAGCCTTGTGCTTCTTTGCGAACTTTTCCCATGTAGTAGAGTACTCACCATCTTTACGGTAAGGTTTAGCTGGCATCTTGTATTCTTTTTCTTCAGTCTTTTTAAGACCTCGTGATGGCAACTGCGGCTCTACTCGCTGACGGATATCTTCCATCATACCTTCAATCCTAGTCTTCAGTTTGCCTGCAGCATCAACGTCAAACTTCCAACCTGAAAGCTCTTGACAACTCATAAGGTAAAAGCTTTTCTGACCAGATTTAAAGTGCCGAGGCCATTCAGCATTGTCCCAAGTTCCGTACACATCAATCCATTCAGCGATAAGTGATTTAAACACCATCTTGCCAATTAGGGTATCACGTTCACAGTATTTATCCATGATCTCATTGTATTGCATGAATTCTGCACCTTCGGAGGAATCAGCAGCAATAGCACCTGCAGTAATCATCTCTTTTCTGAAGTCAATCTTAGGCATATCAAACTTATTACCCCAATACTCAATTGAGTGACGCTCACGGTCAGGGTTAAGATACATAGACATATAATATGTATCTGCAAAGTTAACAGGCATACCTTCCAATGTATCTGGACCTACAGAGTATTCAATACCCATTACAAACATCATCACAAAGATATCATAGCCAAGACCGTTGTGAAAGCACACATTAGGTGTATCGTACTTCTCAACCCACGCAGCAAACTTAGCTCTAGCGCCTACATCTTTGAACGGATGCAGCTTTAGCTTCTCATTACTGTCAAGGTCTTCAAGGCACATTACCCATACATTGTTAGCCTGAAAGATAAAACCATCTGCTTCAATGTCAATAGAAAAACCGTTATATTTCATAGTACTCCTTTACAGTTGACGCATTATAGCATCTTCTCTGCAAGATTGTCAACACAAATAATAAAAGAGGGCCGAAGCCCCCTTGTTAAAATCCTGAGTTGTTTTCTGCAAGCCAATCATCTAAGTTATGCAAAGTATGGGTGTCGTTATCATAGTAGACGTTACCAGCAGGGCCAGTTAATCCACAGATACGATTCTTACTTAGCACAACCTTAGTTGTATTGCGTTCAGTTGGGTCTTCTGCGTACTTATTTCGACTTAGCAAAATGTTAGCTGACGCTGATTTAATGATGGTAGAACTCCCTTGGATTTCCTCTTCAGTGAAAGAACCACCTTGTGAAGAATTTTGTACACCAGAAGCTGACTTACGAACGTGATTAATAAAGATAAGTGTTACGTTGTGGCTCTTGATGATACCTTTGGACCACTTCATGAACAATGCTTGATCTTCATTGGATAAACCATCAAGAATATCCTGCAGTGGGTCAAGCACAATGATTCTGCAACCGCAAGATACGACAAGCTCTTCAACTGTATCTTGAATCTCTTCAATTGTACCATCACGGTTATCCAAGAGATAGAAACGATGTTGACCATCTTCATTGTAGAAAAGCTCATTTGCTTTGTCACGTACTTTATCAGATTCTAATAAATATTTCTTTGCGTCATCATCTTGAATCAGTGATAATTTACGACTCAGGTGTCTACCCAATAATGTTTCACCATATTGACCAGAATCTAATTCCATTGAAACAATGCCGATTTTGTGCGGTGAGTTAAAAATCCAGTGATAAATCATTTCGTTAACAAAGGATGTTTTACCAAGACCAGTGCCTGCAGCAATATTGATGATGTGACCTAGTGGTAGACCACCTACAAGCATAGCGTTCAAGGTATCCATGAATGGTGGAAACGGCACTTTTGGTACTGTAGCTTGCGCTAAGATTTTATCATAAAGTTCACCACTACCTAACACACCAACAGGAGTATAACGTTTAGCTTCATAGAAGTTACGAATAAATTCATCCTGCTTACCTTCTTCA